CCTGTTGCGCCTGTTGTCCCCGCGCCAGTTGGCCCTGTTGCCCCTGTTGGACCAGTTGCCGCGCCAATAGGCGACCAAACAAATGATGCGCTAATTGGGCTAAGTGTAGATTGGCTAATTTCATTACCAACAAGGTAAGCAAAGTAATAAGTACCCGCGCCCAATACTTGATTTGCAAATGTGTAATAAGTCCCGTTAGTAACGGGTTGGCTATTACTTGTTGAAGCATTAGCCAATAATTTCCAATCGGATGATGTTGGGCTTGCGCTTGTTGTGTAAAACAAATTACCAAACAATACACGGCCCGTTGCGGGAACATAAACCGTAACATCAAAATGCGGAAATGATGCCGATGGAAAACCTGTTACTGTTGGCGCTGATAGCGGGGAAAAATAACTAGGTGCGGGCAATCCGCTATTTGGCACGGGCGTAAATTGCGTAATGTCTTGGTCATCATAAACTTGCGCGTTGTATTCGTTCATTTCCAAACGCGCACCCAATGAACCATCGGGCAATGATGCTTCATTAACCTTCATCACACGGAATAGTTTTGCGTTCCATCCGTAATCGGTATTGGTTACGCTAACTACATCACCCGCATCAACTTGGATGCCATAGTAGGTAGTGCTGAAACCGACAATCAAATCTTCCCGCGCTTGTTCAAGCAAACGGTTTGCAAGGTAATGCGCTTGTACAGAATCGTTAACCAAATCATAAGTAATTGAATATTTGTTAACGGGTTCGTTGGGATACAGTAAACCGCTAGGTGTTTCAATGTTTATAAATGATGCTTGGTCGCGGTTTTCTTTAAATGGGAAACGCGCTTCAACTTGGTTAATTGAACTTGTAATATCAGTAGCACTAACGCGAATTTCGCCAACAATATTGTTATCGTTAAATGCGTAGGCGGTAGATTCGGCTTTATTGATAACCACCGACCATTGGCCCAATGCCGCGTTATATGTCATCCATGAATCGCAAGCCGACATGATGCGGTCAATGTTGGAAAGAACCGATTGCCCTGCATCCAATACGCCGTTAATGCGATAACGCGGTTGTGTGGCGGGATTGCCGTCAGCATCGGTAAAAGTAATTAGTTGATCGCCATATGTATTTAAAGCCGTTGCGCTTGTTGCGTTAACAAATGCCGTATCTACCGCGCCGCCGTAAACCGCGTTTGTAATGTAGTCATACCAAACATCGCCCGCTTTGGCTACGCCTGTGCCGTTCAATGTATGGCTTACATGGAATGTAATTGGGTTTAGTTGCGTTGTATCCGCATCACGGTTGTAAATAAGTTTAACAATAGCAAAACCCAAACCGTTCATTTGGCGATTGCTTGCGGGCCATCTTTGGGCAACGGCAATATCGCTTCCGCCCATTACGGTGCTAGGCGCTGATGCGCCATTAGCGGATGTGATTGTGCCCCCCGCAGTAGATGTATAAAGGCTAATGTAAAGATTGCCGCTAATCTTTGTATCTACATTACCCGCTTCATCGGTAAGGCTAACAACCTTGGTTAAATCCGTACCATCAAAAGTAATTTTTCTATCGCCGTAATACATATCGGCGGTATCAAAAGTAAATTGCCCATTTGGGCTAATACTAGAAATAGCCAACACATAGTACATTGTCTTTTGGTCGGTTGTCAGAACCGCATCAACAAATGTGCCGCCCATATAGGCATCACCATAAACAACGGGAATAGCATTAACCGCGCTTGGGGGTACTTGTTGGCGTACGCCCATATCTTGTTGTTGTTCGGGATTTTCCGCAAAGATACGCGTTACAACATACGATAAAGCAAAATTAACGGCAAAGGTTGCCGCGGTAACACCAATGCTTAAAGTTGTAGCCAACCAATTTGCCGCCGCGCCGATTAGTGTACTAACCATTTTTATTCCCTAACAAAAGTTGCGCCTAATGCCTTGTAGCCGCGGCGTGTGTAATCAATCAAAGGCCCATTTGCAGAAACGGATGTTAGAACAACATCTACATCACCCGCTTTTAACATTTCTTGGGCGCGTTCATCAAATGCTTTCCAAAGCCTACCGCCAATTGTTCCGTTCCTGTATTCGGGTTCTACCCACCAAAGAAGTTCGTTTAATTCTTTTACTTTTGGCGACCAAATGTTAGAACTTTTATAAGCCACAATCGCGCCGCGCATATGCGAATCGATAAAGATGAAGCCGCGCCCTTGAATGATGCTAAACAATAGTTCTTCAACATAACGGGGAAAGTGATTACACGGTTCGCCAAGTTTTTTAATTGGGTTTTCATAAGCATACGCCTCTACAATTTCTAACAATCTAGGGATATCGTATCTTGTCGCCTGTCTTATCATGGTGCATCGCCACCGCTATTTCCACCCGTGTTATCAAGTGTTGTGGTTGTTTCGCTTGCTTGTGTTTGTGTTTTTGGCGGTGAACCAAAATCAAAGAAAGTATTAGAAATTTCACTTACCCTATTCATTGATGTATCGTTAGGGTAAATAAATTGCCAATTGTTCTGATTGGTTTTAACGCCCGATAAACGGTTATCCAAAATGCGGCGCATCGATGAACAAGAAATAGAACAAGTTGCAATGCGTGTACGCATTTCCGAATTGAAATCTTCGGTAATTGAAACGCTATTGATGATGCCTTGATAGCGTTTGAAAAACTGTGTTGTAGGCGTTGTAATAATTTGATTGTTTGAATCAAAGAACCCGCGCCATACTTCTACCAATGAACCTTTAATATCATTGCCAAGGATGATTGCAACATTGGTTGGGTCAATACCCGTTAACGCAATAGTCATATCATCCGATGTGGCTTTAATGTCGCGCTGAACATCACCAACCGATAGCAATGCGCCAAGGTTAGAAAAGGTAGTGCCATCAACCGTAATAGGTGCGGCGGCGTTACAGAATGTATAAACCGTAGCGGCATTGCCTACGGTTAACTTTACGAATTCCGCATGATTGATTTGCGAACCCGTTACGGCGCTAATTGTTGTCATGTTATGTACTCACGGAAAACAAACGGCGCATCCCATTGCACAAAAGCACCATCTGTCATTGGGTTTAATGTATATGTTGGACATGATTCTGCAACAACGGTAAATGTACACGCATTACCTAAATAAACCGTTGTTCCCGATGATGGCGTACCAATCAACGGGCGGTTAATTCCTACTGATGAACCCGCGCTATCGGCGGTCACTTTGTAGGTATAACCGTTAATCATAATAAAATCGCCCGCCTTGAATGTTCCGTTAGAAGTTAAGGCAAGTGTTTGCGTATTAGCCGCGGGCGTACCATTTAGCGTAGCCGCTGTAGCCGTGCCGCGCATTTCAGTAAACCAAGAAAGGTTAGAACTATTAAAAGTAATAGTTTCAGGTAGTTGCCTATCTTTGTTGTCGATAGTTTGAATAATGTCCCGAACTTGCGGATAATACAAATAATTATGTGGCGTGATGGTAAACACCCAAGGCACGGCGGTTAGGTATTGCGCTACGGTGATATAGCCCGAACGCGCTACCTGTTGCCCAACCATACGGCGGTTATTTACCGTCATCGATTGTTGTATTTCAAAGATGGTTTGGAAACTCATGCCCGACCCCTATTCACCGCCAATGATTTATTGGCGTACTGATTTGCCGCCCAAATCGCATTAGAACTACCGTATAGGCGTTCTTCAAACGATTTGGTATCAATGGCGTTAATGTAGTTGTTTGTAACCATCGTAGTGCCGCCCGCGCCCGCTAAAGCATGGTTAGGAATTACTGTACCCGATGAACGAGGAACAAACAGTTCAGGCCCGCGTTCGCCAACAACATAAGGCGTATTGGCATTAGCAGAACCGCCATCGGCCAAGAATCCACCAATATCTTGATTGCCGTATGCGTTGCCAGTACCAAAACCGCCGTTTGCATACATCCCAAATAAAGATTTAAACAAACCCGTTGCTGATGCGCGTAATTGAATGGCAATTAAATCCTGAATAATGCTACGCGCCAAACTTTTAAACGATAACTTGCCCGTGCGAACAAAGTTATCTAACGCGCTTTCCATGTTGCCCATTACGGATTGGAAAGCCTTTGCGCCGTTTTCCAAATCGGTAGGCAAATCGCGGAAAAACTTAGCGCCTTCTTTTAAAAAGCCTTGTTCGCCCGTGCCTTCGCGTTGCGCTTTAACCGCTTGGTTTTGTGCGCGTAAATATCGTTCTGTTGCATCGGCCAATGCGTTTTCGCGTTGAATCAATTGCTCTTTTGCATCGGCATCTAACAAATTGTTTCTGTTAATTTCTGTAATAGCATCTAATCGTTTTTGGTCGGCTATATACAGTTCACGCGTTAAATGCGCATCTTCAGCCCGCATATCCAAAGTTTTTTGGTCAATGAATAACAGTTGTTCTTTAACTTCTAATGCGCGTTGTTCTTTCTCAATGCGGTTTGCTTCTTTTGTATAGGCGGCAACTTGTTGGCCTTCAATGTCAAATAGAAGTTTGGC